GGTTGAGTTGGTTGCGAGTCCGTCCCAATTATCCGGAAGGGTAGCGTAGGAGGAGGCCGCGGAAGCGATACCACCAAGAACGCCAGCCCAGTCGACTCCTGGAATACCCGGAAGGTATCGTGTGTTCATACGAGTCCGGTACTGAGACTCAACCTTGTCCATGGATCGCATTACCTGTTGCTGCTCCCAGCTCAAAGTACGGCTCCTAGCAGCCGCCGACTCACCAGCTTTGATGCCAAGAGTAGTAGTCAGGTCCGCCAAGCCCAACTCGCCGACGCCTGACGCCTGGGCACTCACAGACCCCATCGCTATCTGCTCTTCAGCAGCACGCATCTCCAGGTTCAACTCCATAGCAGCGCTCTCCTCCATCTGGCGAGCACGGTCGGACAGGGCACGCATGTCTGCATATCGAGCTTTCTGGGCTTCCTTAGCTACACGCTTAGTCTTCTCGTTCTCGTAAGCCAGCATAGCGTCCTGGTTTTGCGCTTCAGCGCGGGCCTTGGCAGCCGTAGTAGCCAAAGTGATGCCTGCTACGACAAGTTGTGGGGAGCACATTTAGTTTATCCTTGCGAACTCGATGAAGTCGCCCTGGCGGGCGAGAAGTGTAAAGCCAAGCCACTGGAGCCAGCGGATGGATATGGTGTTTTCTACGTGGACTATGTTTCCAACAAGGAGGTAGCCCTTACTGATGTGGTTGAGCCAGTGCTTTGACTCTCTGAGGAACTGTCTGGATATGTTGAACAGCCCGTCAGTACCCAGGAACCAGACGATCCCTGATATGTCCGTGTGCCTGACGACACCAAACATAGCGACAGGTACGGAGTCGACTACTACAGTCAGACACTCGTCGCTGTTCTTCAGGCCGTGTCGGAGAGTCTCCTCCGCGTTGACCCCCATGGCATCCAGCTCTTTCCTGTCCTGCTCACGAAGACCCTGATCCATGATGACATAGATGTCGCTGGGACGTGATCCGCGGACGTGGGGCTCTCTCATTGCCCTCGGTTGCCCGAAGCTCCGCGGACTCTGCGAGACTCGATGTCAAGAGACACGAGGCGCACAGGCTCCGTGCTGGAGCTGGAGAACCCGATACGGATGTCCTGGCTTCGAGCACGAATGGGGAACTCCAGGATGCCCGAGCTGAGACGACCCTCGCTGAGGTTGGCTCCCTGGCCCAGGAACACCCCGTTGAAGAGTGAGTCGAAGCGTCCTCCGAAATTGTCGACCAAGTAGACTTCGAACGCACCAGTATCGTCGTACTGGAGGGCACCAGTGTCTAGCCTGAGGGCCCCGTGGGATATAGGAACGCCCTGGCTGTCCATGTCTTTGATGCGGCTCAGGGTGTGTTCCATTTGGTAGGGCTGTCCAATCCACACATTATCCGCTGAAGTGTCTCCTTTTAGGTAGACAACCCCCGAGGTAGCCGCTGTGGATTCTAAATCGACCCTTCGCATTCTCCGGGTTTCCGCCTCACGAGCCGCGGTCCCAACTAGATCGAAGTCGATGTCGTAGGCAGTTAGGTTAGTTTCTGGATCATACACACCGTCATTCAATAGCTGCCTAACGTCCAGGGACATATGCGGAAAGCCATTGTCGGTAGCATTATGCTCCAGCTGGAACTCCAGGACGTGGAGGAACTCGGGATCGCCGCTGTAGTCGACAACGATTCGAAGATTCGTTTCATCCAAATAGACGTGCCGGATGTTTTGGACCCCGTCCACCGCCCAGAGCTGCCAGCTCTGATGGACCTTCTTGCCACCGTTCTGGTACTCGGCGTACACGTAGATATTGGTGTTTTCCTCGGACACCAGGAACGCCAAGTCCAACATAGGACTAGTAGTCATCTGGTATGGCCGGGGGAGCCAGCGAGGCACACCAGCTGTGATGTCAAACCGCGAAAGCGACGGACGCTGGTCTCCTACAACCGTGAGGCCACTTACAGACCCGTAGGGTCCTGTGGTTCGTGGGACGAATAACTGGTTGTTCAGCACTACCGGCTCAGCTACCGGGTCTGCGTCGTGACGTCCTGCAGCTGTCACGAAGATCGTGGAAGGACTGAAGGCACCGTTTGAGGATCGAACCAGGTACTGAGTCTCTTCCGAGAACAACACGATGTCCGATCCCAGAGAAGAGATGTGGTTCAGCGTCTCGTTGCGCTGGATCGGAGTGTTCATCTGGATGCGATCCGAAGGCAGCAGCGACAGGATCGTTGTCCGGTAGAAGCTGAACGGCTCGCGCACCTCAGACATCGAGAGTGTCGAACTGCCCAAGAGAGCCAAGCGGCCCTCGTGGAACGCGATGTCCCTAATGGTACTCCCAACGAACTCTGGGTCCTTGTTGCTCTTCTGGTCACCGGTCAGACGCTCATCCCATTTGGGAAGCTCAGCCAGCGCGGTAGCCAGAGATACACCCGCTGATACGTTTCCGTTGAGAGGAGTGATCGCCCAGCCATTGGGGCCCCGGATCAGAGCGTGTGGGAGCGTGTCAGGGTCTAGGCCCTTCGGGATGCCAGGAGCTACGCTTTCTTGCCAGTAGCCGCGGGCCCAGGTTCCGTGGCTCTGGATGTTGTCGAGGGCGGCATCGTGCGGCCGGAACTCGACCCAGTAGGATTCGTTGTTCTGCTCCGGGTCGCCAATCACCTGGACCTTCATGCCCACCGGGGAGCTTGAAGGAAGCTCAGTAAAGAGCTGGACTTCCTTGTGGGTCAGGTTCATCGCGGAGTCACCCAACGACTCCTCGACCGTGACGTCGAAGTCCTGCCCGTTGTTGTTCCGGATTAGCACGTTGGGCCCGTGAACCTCGACGGTCCAGTCGCTTCCCAGACCAGCCGAACCGGCGATCAGGTCTCTTTCGTTGGCAGGGAGAGAGGTTACATCCCCCCCACCTAGAGCAAAGCCCAGAAGGCGAGCAATGGTGTCCGTCTGTGCGGATAGCTCTGCCCAGTAGACCTCAGTTTCCGTGCCTAGAAGGGTTGGCGTGTTGCCGCTGAACGATAAGCCGTCAGAGGTACGTGTGTGGACCGTGACGTTACCTCCGGTACCTGTGGCCCGCTCAGTCACCACGATGGTGTAGACGCCCGCGTAGCCTCCCTGCAGAACGGAGACGACAGCTTCCTTCCTGGTCTGCACTGTCTGATCTGTACTCTGAGATACTGTCTTATCTCGGTTCAAGATCAGAGTGTAGTCAGCGAGCGGGAGGAACTTGATGGCCTCCCGGGGTTTTGTGGCCTCCAGGTAAGAGATGTCCCCAGCCTGGACGGGCTGACCGTCAGGACGGTACACCGCCTCTGAATCCCCGGTGACTACGTCCCAGACACGAAGACTTCCGTCACTGTCCAGGCCGACGAGATACTTCCTGTCGTCGTAGTTGATGTCGTGGTACTTAGCCGACGAAGAGAGTCGGGTGTCCAAGCGACATTTCAGGGTACTTGGCGGACGCTTCCGCAGACCTTCAATCACCGTGCCGAGAGCGTTGTACGACAGCTCGGCCTGCTGAGGGGGCCGAGTGGCTTCAGGCTGGGTAGATACGCCCCCTATCAGGGACGACACGGGGATGGTCTTTCTCATCGACGTCGCGCTCGGATGTTGTAGGTAGTATCCTGATCGAAGATCGTCAGGTCAGCGTTGCGAGTCTCGTGCGACATCATATCACGACGAGCCGACATCAGGCGCTGCTGGGCCATCTGAATACCGGCGGTCTCACCATCCAGGAACGTAACAGCCTCCGAGGCTGCTATGGCGGCAATGTAGTGACGAGCTACCTCAGGGAGGTCGTCCCAATCCATTTCAAAGACTCGGTCAATGTAGACGGTCTTGGAGAAGGTGTACGTATTGCCATCACGGTTGTACAGCCTGGAACCTCGCTGGATCAAGTCCAGGTCCGCCTGGTGACGCTCCGAAGATTCATCGACGTGCAGCGTATCGCCGGGCAACGTGATCTCTCCAGTGTCCGGGTTCGGGGCCATGGCGATGTCCGCCTCGGTGTTGAAGTTCCAGCCCTCCGAGCAGACGCGCACGCGAGCACGCTTCAGGATGTCCCGGCAAGCCGCTACGTCGCGGTTCGTGTTACCTGTGATGGAGGTAGTGACACCAGAGCCGATCGCAAGCAGCATCTGATTGACGGCATCCAGTTGACTCATCATTGTGGGTAATCCTTCAAGTAGTTTAGGGCCCTTTTTAGACCCTCGATGTTGTCGCCTAGTTTTCCAATAGAGGTGTTACAGGACTGGCATAGAAGTCCGCGGACGACCCCTGTGTCATGGCAGTGATCTACAGCTAGACGTGTAGGGAGTAAGGACTCGTGGATACCACAGACGAAGCAGCAACCACCGGAGGAAGCCCTAAGCTCCTCATACTGCTCCATGGTAATGTCGATACCACGGCGGTTCCAGTCGTACTCCATCTGCGTGTGGGGGTGTTTGATTCGACTGGCATGAGTGTGCTTTTTATGGCACCCCTTGCAGTTGTGCTGGAGCCCATCTTTCCGGGACTTGTTCTTGTAGAAGCTAGAGACAGCAAGTTTGCGTTTGCAGGTGCTGCACTTCTTCCGCGTCATCTGCGGTAGCCCTTACCCTTGCCCTTGCCCTTCTTCTTCTTCTTGACCTTAGCCATAGCTCGTCTCCTGTTAGACTATCAAACAAAACAGAGCCGCCCCGCCTAAGCGGGGGGCTCAGTTGCAGTACAGCTACCTATTAGGTGTTGTACTCGAACGCGACGGCGCACTCGCTACGGAGAACGTCGTGACCGCAGATGTAGCTCGACAGCATGAGACTGCCCTGGCGCTCCAGGTAGTACTCGCTCGCCGTGCTCAGCTCCTTCATCTTGACCGTGCCGACAGCGCCGGTCTGGAAGGCGAGGCCACCCAGCTTCGAGGCGTCGTTGCCCGAGCCGAAGATGTTGGCACCGGGCTTGTAGCCCTTGCCGCCACCGAACGGATCGTTCTTCTCACCTTGGAGCGTGTAGCCGCTAGCTTCGTCGCTCGACGGGAGAGAGGTCGTCATGCAGATGTCGAACCCAGCGACGCGCATGATCTTGGCCTGAGCGTAGTCGCCCATGCCCGCTGTGAAGTCCTTGTTGACCAGATCCTTCTCGGCGGCCAGCATGTAGTAGCCTTCCGGATCCAGCAGCACGACACGACCCTCTTCAGGGATGTTGTGCTTGTCAAACAGCTCCGCCGTGGCGAAGATCTTGTCCGCGATGGCCGCGCCCGTCTTCGACGCACCCATGTCCATGGTCTTCTCAGCCAGGGTCATGGTCGAGAACTGCGCGTGGTCCGCCTGCGGATCTTGGAGAGCAGCCGCAAGAATGGTCCGAGCGATGTTGCCGTCGAAGGTGTCCGCGAGGGCCGTGGCGATCTCGTTGGTGTAGATCGAACGGACGTCCCAGGCGTTCTTCAGCTCGTCGATGTCACCGACGAACACACCGCTGACGATTGGGTCGTCGACGTGGATGTCGACTTCGCCCGTCGCGATGTTCGAGAGGTAGGCCGGGTTGCCCGACTCACCGTCATCAGTGTTGAACACCGAAGCGCCGACCGTGTGGTAACGCGCCGTGGCGACACCGGTCTTCGGGAACGTGGCCGACTTGCCGCCCGAGATGGTACGGGTGCGGGTCATGCCACCGAGCTTGTTCTTCTGGTGGAAGGCCGTGAGGACCTCACCCGAGAACAGCTCCAAGAACAGCGTCTCGGCAGAACCGGTGAGGTTCTGTTGGCCGGGGCGCACAATAGGGGTAACTGCCATTTGCTAATAAACTCCGTAGAGTAGTTGGGAACAGAAAAGGGTCGAGGAACAGAATCGCTAGACGCTGCGTGACCCAGCCCGGAACTGCGGGTTGCCCACTGCTATGGTGGACCCGGTCGGACACTGCTCAGCTTTTGCTCTGCGAGTTTGCCTAGGCTCCTCGGGCCTAGGACTTAACCTTGCTAGCTGGGAGGCCCACACGCTGGGTGGGGGCACCACGGCCAATCAAGGGGAGGTTGGAGCGAACGCCCATGAACGACAGCACAACGCTGCCCAGAACCGTGAGCGGTACCTCCCACCAGTACTTGGACGCCATCGCGGCATTGAACGCCTCGACGACCGCCTCGCCCTGGGAAGGGGTGATACCACCGTTCTCGACCATACCTTCTACCGTCCCGGCGAATAGCTCAGGAGAAATCGAGCATCCGGACAAGAGGAACAAGGGAAGGACCAGGAACAGCAGAATCTTCTTCATAGGAGTCTCCATGTAGGCAGATAATTACGGGTAATGGTGATTTCAGACATATTCGACGTTTATGGCGTAGACCTTGAACTCCGAGTTGGTGCGGCTGGTTTGCCACCTCTGCAAGAACGTCAACGCTAGGTCTCCATCATCGGTTTGCGCGACGGCGTTGTTGCCCCAGGTGCCGTCGCGGTGCATGCCAAACACATTGCTGATCCCGTCAGAGGCTGTCGAAGCCGAACTGACGCGCCACTCGCCGCTCAAGAACTGAGCACCAGACGCACGGAAGCTCAGGTCCATTCGCATGATCCAAATGATCTGGTCAGCGTCGTTGTTGATGCTGCCAGCGGCCTCGTGCATGTCCACACCGCCTAACCGCACTACGTGTTGGAAGTTTTGAGTGCTGCCGCTGTTGTTTTTCATCGTGCCGTGCGCGTGGACGCGAACAGTGCGATTTGCCAACGTGCCACCCGGTATCGTGAACGAGTAGTATTGCGTTAACGATGTTGTTTGCAGTGATGCGTAGGGGTTGCCTACCTGCCGGTCGGCTCTAACGACGACGGTGTCCGCCAGCTTGGCCTCGGTCACCGCGTCATCGGCGATCGACGCAGTGGTTACCGCCGACGCAGCCAACACACCCGCGACCACTGACCCCTCCTGAAGCTTGGCGGTGGACCCCGCGCCAGCGGCGAGCCTGTCAGCATCAACCGCCCCGTCCGCGATGTGCTCGGTTGCCACCGCATCGTCTGCGAGCTTGGTCCCGTCAACAGCGTCGGCGGCGAGCTTGGCGGTCGTCACCGATCCGTCGGCAATCTGTGCGCTGCCTACTGCATCATCAGCAATAGCGGCGCTGCCGACTGCGTCGTCTGCAATGTGTTCGCTGCCGACAGCGTCATCGGCGATCTTGGTGCCGTCAACAGCGTCATCGGCGATCTTGGTGCCGTCAACAGCGTCCGCGGCGATCTTAGCAGTAGTTACCGCGTTTGCGTTTAGCTCGGAATCGGTAACGGCGTTATCTGCAATAGCAGAAGATGTAACGGAGTCCGTGCCTAGCTCGGTGCTAGTAATTGATCCCGGGGAGACCGGGCTAACATCTTCCCAGGAGCTTCCTTCATATACCTTTAGAATATTTACAGTCGTGTCGTACCAAAGGTCTCCGGTACCTGGGCCTGACGGCGCGACAGACTGGACAATCACCCCCGCTTCCGCGACTATAGCCTTGAGGCGGGCGTACGTTACGGATGCGGGAGGAACGCCCATGGTTAGAGGGCGATTCCTTGCTGACGAGTTCTCATCAGCTTCTTCTCAACCTTTGCCCGGAAGGCGGGGTCGGACTGGTACTCAGGAGCGGCCATGTCAGTCATGAGCTGCTTGTACGATTCGTACGTAGCTCCGGTCGTCGCGAGACCGTCAGCTTCGACCAGGGTGGGCTGTGCAAGACCAGACCCTTGATAGGCAGCCTGTAGAGCACGAGCCGCAACAACAGCGTCGTGACC